TCTTTTTTTTGTCTCTTGGCTGTCATCTTTACTCCTCCTCATAGAGTATATTCTTTTCAGCCATTTACACAATTCTTTTTACAGGGTCACATATCACCAACGCTATCTATAGGTCTTGTCCACCATATCAAATTAGACTCGTTTTTTTTGTAAAAATCCAGCCATCCTTTTTTATAAAAATTCTTCTTGCTCATTTTGCATATCCCCCCAGTCCTTTTAACTGCTCGCTTTCGTTGGTGTTGATATATTCCATTAACTTAACGAATTCTTTATTTTTCCCTAAACTTTCAATATCAATTAAAATGTTTAGAGCTTCGTGCTTGACTCCTTCCTCTGTCTTATTTTCAAACGTACAACCGAAGCGATTTATTAGAGAATCGATTGTAAGCGGGTGGAACTTATTATCAGGCTTCAAGCCAAACTTTTTACGTATTATGTCATCACTCTGAAGCTCGAGGTATTCAGCTACCCCTTTTTTCGTTTTTCGTACGATTGCCGCATGGCAACCTGTCGCTAAATAATACTCTTTTTCTGGCTCCATTTCTCGCATAAGAGAAAATGCGCTTAAAATGTCATCAATGCCGCTTACTATTTTACTTTTTACGCCATTGAGTTTTGCTATCTCCAATATTGCTGACATACGACTGAACCACTCACGGCTTGCTCCGCCTCTAAAATCCCTAACGTCAAAGCCCGCTTTATTTGCAGCGTATGCAAAAGCGACCGATGAACAACTTCCATCCGTTTTATCGCCACCGCCTATCCTTGCTATAATTTTATCAGATTTTAGCGGTTTATCAAGCATAAAAACCTCACGTGTTTTAACGCCGAAATATTCAAGATAACCCCGAGTGCTTGATTTTTGATTGTCTATAAGACCGTTCATATCTATCGCTTTTTTCTGCCCCTCGCTTTTTGGCGCTGCAGTGCGTGTTACTTTCGGCATCTTTGGTGTTGCAGGAAGCGGTTTCAACGCTTTCGGCTGTTTTTCTCCGTTCGGCATTCCGATATATTCTCTCGCGCGGTCGCGTCTGATACCGGTTTGCTCGGTAAAGTCTCGAGCCTTTGCCTGCCACTCGCCGATTTTACAGCGGGCGGCGGTGTTATCAATGCCCATCGCATCCTGTGTTGCGGCTTCTTTTTTGTAGCCTCTGATTGTCCGCTCAATATGCCGTAATTGCTGCTCTCCCTTATAGCGGCTATAATCTTTGCCGTTATAGCTTACCGTCTCCTTACTCATTTCGTCTAAATCATCTTGACTGTAGTGCTGCTCCATCCCCTCAAAATACGGATAAAAGGAATGTCGGCAGTTGATACCGCAAATACCGTCCGCTTCTCCATAACCGCATATACTAAACGGCGGGTATTTTTCGCTTTTGCCGCTTACGCTGTATACCTTACCCTGCCACTCTTCGTGTTCAGGGCGAGCGCCAATATGAGCGGTAACCTCTACTAAATCGCAGTCGAGCGCCGCGCAGTTATCCATCGTTTGCTGTGAAGCGGTTTGATTGACACCGGTTAAGATATTCATACGCACGGCGCTTTCAAGGCTGCGTCTTACAGGCTTCGCATTGTTCGTATAGGTTACCATTGTGGTAACGCCGCTTTTTGCTATTTCGTTTGCTGCCATCTTCATTGCCGTGTTATAATCAAACGCGCCGCTTGTTACCTGCATATACGCGTTGTTTGCCTGTTTAAGAAAGGTTTTATTTGTTGCTTCGGCGCTCGTAAGTGTAAGACGTGATAAATCTTCATGCGTTTTTTTGATTGTCGTAATCATCATTTGCGCATTGTTATCGCTTATGGTGCGCCCTGTCGCTTCGGCAAAAATGCGATTGTCGGCGCGGGCATTTTTTATTAAAGCATCATTAAAGATTGCCTGTATCTCTTGAATAATGCGCTTATCGTATTTGTGCAATATCCGCGCAATATCCTGTTTTAAGCCGCCTGCCTCGGCTAATACTTGTGCCTGCCATTCTGTTACCTCGGTGATTTTACCTACCCGTGCAAGACGGCGCGCCATATCACGGAGTATATCGATTTCAAGCTGTGAATAAATTTCTATTAAACCATCCGAAAGACCGGCAAGGTAGCGGGGAGAAAGCATGGGCTATTCTTTTCCAACCATATTCGGATGTTGTATTGGAGAAAAAGGATCCTTTACAAGATCGTCTAGCATGTTTTGCCGCTGGCTCTTCATTGTCTCGAGTGTACGTGCATATTTGTGTGAAAAAGAAAATGCAAACAAATCTATTGCCAATGATAATTTTGATACAAAGTATAGCAATCTGTCGGCGTTCCTTTCTCTAAAGCTGGATTGCTTAAATTGGGTTATCTCTATAAGAGCATCTGTACAATATGTTTCAAGTTTTTCAAGAATGCCATCTTTTCTAAGTTCTTGAAAAACCTTGTCCAGTTTCTTCGTATAATCTTTTTCTTGCTTTTCAATCTTATTAAGATATATTGCAACATCATGACACAACTCTGATGTTTTAGCGGCATATTGAGAATCATCATAAATAAGATGCAGCGCCGCGCGATTACATAATTCAAAAATAACATCATCAATATTATCTTTTGTAATTTCCATTTTATGCATCCTTCCTTTACGCTAAATCAAAGGGACTTGATTGAACCGGTTCAATCGGTACGTTTGCCCTAGCCGTTAGTTCATCTTCTCCGAAAAATCCCGCCGGTATTCCCATTTATCTCGTATGCCGGCGTTGATTTCCTGTATCTCTTGTTGTTTTGCTTGCATTATATCTTTACGTGTGGCATCATCGTTCCATGTGATGGTAATATGGCTATCATTGCTGCCTAAGCCGTATGCTGCTGCCATATACGCAAAGACATCGGCGCATTGCTGATACTTTATTTCTATTTCGTCTTCTATCCGGTCAACGATTGCATAGAGTTCCTGCCTGCCGCCAGAATATTGCGTTGCTGTCTGCTGAACGCTTTCCATATCGGAAATCGTTCCCTTGCCGATGTTGCAGGTAAGTTCGATGCGGCGGAGTATTTGTTGAAGCATTTCATTCTGTGAAGCGGTGCGGAGGTCGGGGGCGTGTTCGGTAATCTTCTTACCGTCAGGGCTGCCGTCCCCGTCTATCATCGTAACAAGCCGGTTGAGGCTACTGATCATTTTCACTTCCACCGCATCGCCGTCCCGTATTACCCGCTTTTCAAACATATCGCGGTCGGCAAATACTCTAAGTTCCCCGCCCTCTTGCTCCCAGTTCATACGCTCGTACTGCTCATCTGCATCTTGTATCAAATTTTCAACGCCTGCGATAATTGCAACCGGTACATTTGAGCCGTCAATCTTATTAGTGCTGTGATTGCGGAATTCAACAATCATCGGCTGCGGGACGTGCTGCCATGTATAGGCAGGTGTTATGTCAGCGGTCTGCTGGCAATCGGTTAGGTTGACTTTGCGCATAGTGCCGAGGTCGTTACGGTATAAGGTGCATTCAACTGAATGCGCATTGTTTTTGTAGGTGTGTTGCTCCACCAATAAATAGAGCTTTTCGCCGTCTATTACTTGCTTAAAAATAAGCGCGCCGGTAAGGATGCCGTCAAAATCGTAGCTTGTTGGTAAATAGTTTCCTAATGGAAGCGCTTCATACTGGAGCTTACCCGCGCTGTAAATTGGACGAACAAGAGCGCTGCCCAAAAGCGTAATATACTCAACAACTTTATCAATGTTTGCGTCTAAATGCTCCAGCACCGGTTTGATAGCATCGTTACGAACTTCGATGGCAATTTCGCGCAATACCATCATTGCAAGCCGTCCCGATATCTGGTCAAGCACACCGCACGGCGGGGCTTTCTCGTTCCATGGAGCCTGCCCCGCTGCCATATCTGCCCAGAGTTTAATACGTTCGTACATCACGCTTGAAATATGCGTGTCGATACCGGTTACTTCTTTGATGGAGTAACTTTTAAAGATGTTCAGTATGTTCATAAAAAATCCTTTTATTGCTTCAAACATTGTGTATCTGTACTCCCTATAGTCATCTTACGCTCCCCCCCGCCGATACACGGTTTCCATTGCATACCGCACCGCATCCATACAGTGATCTGGTTGCCCGTCTGGATAACCACTCATGACATCTCCACTTCGCTTGTCTATTTCGTACTCATAGAGGGTAAACTCATCGGCGGCATGTGGACACCGCGTAGGATCGATGATGATAGCGTCTAAGCCCTGCAGCCACTTAAAACCGGTGTCTCTGCTACCCGCTCCCTTTATTGCCCCGCGCATATCCGCTCCAAACGCTCTGAAGTCTGCAATGCTTTTCGGCTCTGCACTATCGGCGGTAATACGCTCGCTCTCTATCCTGTCTTTTTCTCCCTTTTGCCGTGTATCATACCGGTATCTGTCATACTGATTATTCATGTGGTCTTTTAAGGCATTAAACGCTTCTATGTTTCCGTGCTTGTAAAGTCTGAACTCGTCAAAAATATAGAGCGTCGCTTTTTGGTATGCGCCTACTACATACTGGAACGGATCGGGGTAATAGCCCCAGTCAACGCCGCGATAGATATAATCAAACGCTTTTATCTGATTATCCGTAATCGGCTGTAGTTTGACATTTTCAAAGACGTTTAAGCCGGTACCGGTTGCCTCTCCAAGGTAGATATTTCGGTATGCCCGCTCGTTCGTCTCTTTCGTATGCGCTATATCGTGCAGGATTGCCTCGCCTAGCCACGCCGCCGGTATGTCGAGATAGGTGGTGTGTATTACCATGCGGTTACTGTCTGGGATGCGCGCTTCGATATTACACCAATGCCGTGTGGCACTCGGCGGGTTGTAACTTTCAAAAATATAAAAGGTCTTTCCGCCGCGCAATGCTGATATACGGATATTCTGTAATTCGCTTTCGTGAAATTCAGTTTTTTCTTCTACCCACAAAATAGCAAAATAGCCCGATGCGGTTTTAAGTGATTTTATCTTCTCGGGATCGTCGCAACCTGCAAACAATATCCGCTGCTGGATTCCGCCTCCACGGTTATGGATAATCGGTAAGGCAGCGGTTTGACTGCGCGGTATTTGGAAGCGGTTTTCAAGATGTAAGAGCCTTATTGCCCATACTATCTGTTCAAACACAGAACGGCGCAAGGTTTTAGCTGTCTTTCGGATAACGAGTGCGTTGTAGTCTGGAAACATAACAATCAATAGGACAATGCAAATTGAGATAAATGAAGACTTGCAGCTTGCCCGTCCGCCGGTAAACGTATACCGCTCTTTTTTATGTGCCATAATAGCCTTGAATGCGCTATTGTATGCTTTTGCAAAAATGGTGCTACTCGGTACTATCATCTATTTCTATCCTCAACGTATTATCTGAAACAATGTTCTCAGGCGGCGGGGTAACTCCCCCCTTATCGCTAAATTCTTCTCTTACACGCCGCTCAAGCCACCATTTGGCAGTTTGGACATTCCCTCCTTGAATATCTTTAATAACAACCGAACGCGCCAAATCATTGATAATACAACTTTCAGCGAGAAAAGCGGCCTGTGTTTCTTTCCATTTTTCTACATATTTGCGCGCGGTTTCCCATGAAGCACATCCGAGCCGTCGCTGAACAACTGCCATTACACCCCCGCTTGTCTCAATAGCTTCTAAAACTTGCGTTTTTGTATATCCTTTACCCACTCTCATTTTCTCATTTTTGTTTTACGAAACTATCTATGCCATCAAAATATTCTTTGTAAAAATCAAATATATGCCGCCCGATTGTTATACAACCGTTTTCGGTTCGTGGGTTTGTATTTATATTTGCACTTGTTTGTATACCAAAATAAAAATTATTCCCATATCCTGCAAATATTTTAGAATGGTTCCGAAATACGGCTATTCTGCCTGCTCCATCATGCTTAGTATACAAGTCTTTCAACATTGTCCATTCTATTTTATAGCTGCTAGGGAATATTTCACCGACATACGCATCAAGTTTTTTGATTGTTCCATCTGTTAGCCATTGGTCAAATTTCAAAATATCTTCGGCTCCCATGCACCACGTAGAAAAAAGGCAATAATCTAATTTTTGATAACGTAAAACCAATTGGAGATAACTCAAGGCATCTACATCGCCGGCGGTGATAAAATTATAGCTTGTATTTTCTTTTAGCTCTTTTACGCCGCCCATTGCATCCCATAGCTTTTGTTCAGAGAACCCCCTACGCATTTCATATTCCAGCGATAATTCAAGACACTTTGTTGTCCTGCGATGCGTTTTATTCTCTGCTTTTTCTTTTTGATTCTGCTTCTCTTTTGAATTGATGGTAATATTACTAAAGTCAATCTTAAATCCATCGGGTAATTTTTCCATTGCAACCCACCTTGAAAATGCGTATCATACCCTTATAGTCATGCTCAAGGCGGGTTTTTAGGATGTTTTTAGATTTATTTGTTCATTTTAAAACCGTCTTCAATCCTTTTTTATCATTCGATCGTTTGTCTAAATATTTTAGCAACGCTTCATAACAACAACAGCAAAGATGGTAAGATTTATCGAACTCTCCACAGATACCACCGGAGGGATTTCGATACCTGTATACCATTCTTAATTCTTCGCAGCGTTTTGTTTTTAGTTCTGCGTCGGTTCCTATCATATCACCGCAGGAATTACAATAATATATTCGCTTTTTATGTGGTTCCATTATTGTTTCTGTTTTAACCATTTTTACTCCTCCACCAACTCCCCGCATGGGCTGCCGTCGTCGGCAAAGACAAGGGATTGAAACATATCACCTAACCGATACCAGCACTGTACTGCTTTTATTCGGTCGCTACTCTTTGCGACTACAATACCTTGTAACCCATCGCTTTTGCGCTCAAGCCACCCGCCATGTTTTTTTATTGCGTCCATCGCTTTTTCAACGCTTTCAAACGGCTTATACTTCGGTTCGGCGGGCGGTTCGATGAGGTATGCATAAAGATATCGATAATCGCAAGCCTTAAAACGCGCGATAGAATCAGCGTTCCACAGCTCTGTAAAAACTTGTACATAGGCGTAGGCATTTTCGTCTTGTACCATTTGCCGCAAATAACTTGCTGTATCTGCAAAAATACATTTGCTGCCTACCTTCAAATCCTCTGCATTGAACGCGGTGTATACTCTCGATTTGTCAAATTCCATTATTTAGTCCTCCTTTGCTTTTCGATTTTTTTCAGTTGAGAGTCTTCGTGAATGAAATAACAGGCAACCGCTATCAATTTCATGAC